TAATTATACTGTAACATGTCTTCGTTAATCTTATTTGAGTATGCAGAGTCTGGTGAGAGACCAAACTGTTCTACATATTCCATGTCATCTACTGGTGCTCCACGTAGAGCCAAGTAGTTATACGATTTCTTTTCGCTCATTGTTATCTCCTTAGGCAAAGAAGTAATCAGATTCATAGGTCTGAGTTACATCTAGGTTACCTAGTTGTGGTTGCTCAACGTCAAGGTTAGTAGCATCAGAGATGATATTGTCTTGAATTAAGTCATAATAGTTTTCTTTATCGTACATATCGATAAAGGTTTGTTTTGTTCTTGCTAGTAGTGTTTCAACATCACATGCATGAGTACTAAAGGAATCATGTACTGCTCCGAAGTCACCATTCCACTCCTCAATAACCAATGCCATATGACTTGCATCTTGACTGTGAATGTAGTTAGGACTGACACCACACATAAATCCGCGAATGTCTGGGGTCTTCGTAGGTACTCTTGCCACATGGTTAACTCCTTTGTGTCCTTTAGAGTCAGTCTTATATCCACTTATAGTACCTCTACATTTTCTTGTAGCTGTATTAAAGTTTTCATAAGTAACTTTAAAACCTGATGGTGTTACCCATTCCAGTTTATCCTTACCGTTACCATGTATAAGTCTGCTTTGATATGATTTTAGTTCAACCGTAAGTCTGTTCAGTTCTTCTATTTCCTCATCAGTTTTATCCTTCTTTGTGTATAATGCCTTTTGTACCTTAACTAGTTCTTTGTGTTCGGGTCCAGCAGGATTACCATCAGGTGTAAACTTTTTGTATTCACCTATTTCATACTGTGCTAGTGCCTGAAAATATGCCATAGTGTGTAGCGGTCCAGGACATACCATGTTGATAGCCTTGATTAGAAGCTTAGCTAGCTTGTCGCAATCAGCCTGGGTTATTCCATAAATGATGTGAAAGTCTTCCGCTTTACAATCAAAGTACATATTCTCAGCTATCTTTTTAGCACCTGCAGAGTATGCTCTGGTCATACTACCACGTTTAGAGATAGCTTTACGGATATGTTTCATTGGCATCTGATCTAGGATACCTTTTAGTCTTTCATCTGTGACTAATAGGTACAGTTGTTTAGCAGTCTGAACATAGAAGTCATGTTGTATATCTACTGGTATCAGCCCTACAAGCTTCCCTGTCTGGCTGTCCTTAGAAATAGCACCTAGATGCTGCCAACCATTGTTAGACCCGTCTATGGGCACTGGAAGGTGGCTTACGTGGATTCTATTATCTTTGACTGCTTTCTGATAGTCATACCATTCGAAGCAACAAGCAAGGAATGATACAGGTTTCTCAGCTATTTCAGTTACAATGGATTCTCTACCCATCTCAATTAAGATTTCCATATTATGATTAGTCCAGCGTACTCTGTCTTCAAGAGTAAACTTGTCTACACTAATTGATTCTAGTTTCTCTTCTTCTAGATACTCAATGTAGTTAGCTTCACACCACTCAGGTATCTCATCGATAGTATAGCTTTGATTAAAGCTGCTTGCTGTATGTACAGCTAACCAGAAGAGACCATCCTCTGTCATGGGTTTACCTCTAGCGAAACACATCATACCCCTTGCTAGATCAGAGCCTTGATAGTTTAAGAATGACTCTGAATAGTAAAGCCTACCACGGTAGTCAGCTTGCATGTATTGATAGAATACATCATGATCATAAAGTAACTTAGCTTTAGTTGTAATGAAACCCCACTCTACATTCTTGCTTCTACGTTTCATTTCCTTAGCATCGTTATCTTCGATGGGTTCAGAAGATACAAACATATCTTTGTTTTCAATAAGTGCATCGTAGATACGTTGGTTAATCCTCCAACCAGTACGTTGTAGATTGTTAATTGATTTAACCCAAGGTGTTTCAATCATGGTTAGAAACTCAGGGTTATCTTCCTCTGTCCAGTTCTTGATTAGAGGTTCATTATCTTCTTGCATAATATTAGTAAGCTTCTTTGGTCTGTTTAACACAGTGTGGTTCAAAGAGATTCTTGACATAGCTTCAGGGATATCTGCTAGATCAATCCACTTAGCTGTTGCTGATACAATGTAACTAGTATCTCTTGTCTTGGGGTAGTATATATCTATATACCCACAATTAAAGAAGGCTTCAATAAAGAGATCACCTAGTCTGACATGCATGTTCCAGGGTAACCCAGGTGGTTCCCTTTTAATTACACGTGCTATGCGTTGACCTATTGCTGTAGATACAGCTGTCAACTGTGCAGTCCCTGCAGGACTATCTGAGGTATCGTAGGTGAATCTCATTTGTATTGTTTGGAATGCCACAGATATTAGCCGTGGCATATCCTCTTTATATTCTTTGTATAATCTTAGAAGCACTGCACCAGAGTTAGCCTTAGGGTTATTAGGATTAACCCTTGAGACTTTATCTATGAGGTACTCTGAGATTTGTTCGAATGGATTCATACAATCCTCTTTTTGTTTTTAAATCAGATATTCCCAACTTATAGGGGCGATATCTTCTAGACAGTCACCAAACATCTTGGCTAATTCTTGGATCTCTACTTGTGCATGATCATCTGTACGTTGTTTATAAATACGTGCAGCAGCAGCTAGGGATCCTGTTTCTACCCATTCAGTCATCATTGATTGTGGTAGAATCATACGTGCTTGTTCAGGACATACACCCTGGGCTAACATTTTTTCATAACACACAATAGCGTTTTCATGGATATCTTTTAGATATTTATTAGGGAAGTACTGAGACTCAGCAGCACCACTAGACCCTTGCTTAGCTCCATCTGTTGGTTTAGCTCTCCATGTAGTAGGTTCATAGAACTCCGGTGTACTGTCAACATATCTTCGGGACACCTCATTACGTGTAATACCAACCATATGTTTGAACCACTGTCGGGCTACAAAGATAGGTGCTTTGATACGTACTTGGTATTGTACTTGACTGAAGGGTGTCCAGTGACCGTGTTGTGCTAAGTATTTAATTAGTTTTTTATCTTTATCACTTAAACGTTTAACAGTATGAGGTTCTCCAGGATTACAATCTTCATCATAACCAACTTCGATTGTTTCATATTCAGATTTTTTATTAAAGGAGACTCTAGCAGCATTAACTACTGCTAGGTCACTCCCCATACTATCAACTAGTGTTACTTCAAATTGTGAAGTATTCATCAAATCCTCCTGAGGCAGCTAGTCTTGTTGTCTTGTTGTTGTACGTAGCACTTCCGGCAGACCCAGTGAGTCCTGTGAATCTTGATTTGAGTACTTTGAATTTGATTGTGTTTCGTTCATCTTCTGATTCTGCGATGAGGTTTCTTGAGAAGGCAATGATGTCGAACGAGATCTGTTTGATCGAGCCACTGCCTTTGATATCATCGATAGATGCGATGTTCCCTTCTTCAAAACTCTTTCCTCCTTGAGCTTTACGTAGATGAGAGATTAGTCCCAACCATACATTATGTTTCTTTACAACCTTTAACAGGTCAGACATTACTTTATCCACCGCTTCGTTACCAGATAGCCCTTCAGAACCTTCTGATACTGCGATAGTAATGTGGTCAAGAACGAGGTACTTGCAACCCATAAGGGCCATGTATTCGATCTTATCGATAAGAGATGAATCCCCAACGGAGCCTTGGTGATCAAGAAGAACCAGTCGCTGGTCACCAAACACAGCTTCGTATCCTCTACGCAATTCCTCTTCTGAAGTTGGTGGAGGATCCATGATGTTACGTTTAAGTGCCATAGAGATAAACTTTTCGGCTGTATCTCCAACACTTTCTTCCAAACTAATGAGTCCAATCTTATCGTTTGTCTTAGCAAGAAGGTTAAGAACAATCTCTTTAATGACAGTAGACTTACCACTACCAGTGCCAGAGGTAAACAAAGTAATCTCACCATATCTAATTCCTTTTAGTTTTTCATTGAGTCCATTGAGACAATCAGGATAAGGTATAGACTTTACATTCTGACGGTCTTTGAATTGTTTCCAGATAGCTTCACCTGTTACAATACCCGCAGGAGACCATGTTTGTGCTGTAAAGATAGCGTTGTTAAGAACTTTACCACCATGTTTTTGTAGCACTTCACATGGATCTTTCTCGTTTAACCTAGCTACTTTTACTTTACCAGCATTAAACATTTTAGCTGCTGCGTCTTGTGCTTTTTGACCTGCATCATCCTGATCAAAACATAAGACAATTTCTCTGAATGAATTGATCCAGTCACGTTGTTCTAGTAGACCCCTTAGGTTTGATGCTGATGGGATCGATACAACATTCCAGATTTTATCAGTGCATTCTAACATTGATTGTGCTACAGCACAGGCATCTAGTTCGCCTTCAGTAATAACAATCCTGTGTTTACCAGCTGTACATGCAGACTGACCAAACAATTCACAGTCTTTAAAGTCACCGTGTGTTCTGAATTCCTTAGGTAGATTGCGTTCTTTGTATGCTACTACAATTCCGTTTTTTGTGTACGGATAAAAGTGTGATTCAGGTTTTCCATATTGATCCACACTCATTTTAATTTCGAAGTGATCTACTACTTTCTTAGAGATACCACGAGAAGTAATAGGATAGCTACTATAAGAACCGATGGTGTTGAAGTTAGTAAGCTCAGTAAAGGTGATGGGTTCATAATTGTTCATCTCATTGTTTACTTTCTTTGATTTTCCGCAACTAAAACAGTGACCTATTCCACTGTCAGTGTATGATGCAAATGCATCTGAACTTCCACACCCAGGAAATGGGCATGGTCCTTTTGTATATCGTCTGTTTTCATCCATTTAGTTCCATCTTTCTTCTTTAGCTTGACGATTTATTTTCCTCTTGTAACTCGCTTCCCGTTTCTTGTTGAGTCTCTGTTGCTTGATCACTTTCATACTCTCGTATTCTGATGTCAAGGTACTCTCTTCCTCGTTTAACGATTCGTTTTTCAAGTTCGATGTTGTAAACTTTATTGTCATTGAATTCCTCATACACTCCTTGGTATGTATCTAATATTGGTTTAATTACATTATCTAAATCAGCGCCTCTGTTAGAAACACCTGCTGTAATATTAAAAGAAACCTGACCAGACCCAAAGGGCCAGTCAGTTCCAATTAGTTGATCACGTATATCATTCTGATACTGTAGATAATCCGCTGATTTGAACGTTGTCTTCCCCTTCCGGTTCCACATCTTGTTCGCGCTCAGGGGTTTTATCGAGAAGTAATGATTCATCTTTAGTCATCTCCTTTAGTTCATCCCATGTTGTTAACATAGTAAGTAAGCTACGACTAAGAAATGGATCACCAGCATTGTTCTCTTTCCATGCAGCCTTTACAGCTTCCCATCGTGAACCCATAGGTACACCTTTTAGAATCTTTTCAGCTTTCTTAGGGCCAATACCAGATATTCCAGGAATGTTATCCCCTCTGTCACCCATTAAACATTGCAACATTAAGTTGTAATCAGCTTTATTATCGTCTACAAACTCAAATGTTTTCTTTGAGTAATTATAATGATGACCTGGTATTTGTTTTAAGTCTTTATCGATACCACATACAACGAAGTCCAACTCCATTTCACGTGCTTCGTAAGCCCAAATACAAACGAGATCGTCTGCTTCCATACCATCTGCTTCTATACCGTTCCATTTATCTACGATATGTTTATGACCATAATCAAGAGCTTCTTTTAGATCTTCTGATAAGGCCGGTCTGGTGCCCTTGTAGTCGGGGTAAAGATCTTTACGGTAGTTACCCCTACCTTTGATTGCTACACGGCACTCATGAGGCTCTGAGAAGGCATAGGACATACATTCACGTATTGTTCTATCGATAATCTTTCTGATTTCTACATTTGTAGGGTTTGCATAAGCAGCCCTAAAGTATATAGAGTCAGCATCAATTAAGGCTAATGCCATTATATTTTCCTTTATCTATAAATTATTTCTATACCCCAGTGTTTTACTTTGTTTTCTAATGGGTAGGGATTCCATTTATCTTTCTCGTACTCAACTGCTGCGAGTTTATGGAGAACGATGTGACCTTGTGAAGTATACCAGCGAGATAGTATGTCGAACCACTCTCTGGGCATAAGTTCTTTAGGCTTGGGGTGGTAAGATACAAAGTATCCTGGATATTCAATTGAGTTTTTATAAGGTACATCCTTTATTTCATTAGTGTACATCTGCGTAGCTTGTTCCGATAACATAGTCACCACCTTCCATACAGGTTACACCAAACATCTCTGGGCCTTTCTTAAAAGATTCCTGTAGGATTTCACCTACACGATCAGCATCATCTGGGTGTGCAACATAGGCAATCTCATCATGATAAAACAATCGTGGCTCTGCACGTAATCCTTCTTCATCAATCTTATTCATAGCGTATGATAAGGCTGATTTACAAGTGATACCCTCTGCAGTTTGCAGAAGATAGTTAAGTGCTTGGTATTCTCCAGATACAAATACAGGACGACCATCAAGACCAGGGAACCATCCCTCTCCAGTGGCATACTGTGTACTCTGCCATACCTTACCTAGCTTATCACGTAGTTCTTGTAGACCTTTGATACCCTTGGCAAAGTCTACACGTGACTTTTTACCAGCGTTAGCATTTGGTTTACCAGTTAGGATAGAACCAAGCTTAGCATCACCAGCACCAAAGAGGTAAGCATAGAGATAGTTCTTTGCAGTAGCACGTGAACAACCCAGTGCGTTAGCGTTACGTTGATGTTGATCACCATAGATTACTTCATTAGTGAACTCATCGTTACCTACGTAATGACACAGGCCACGTAATTGATTACCAGAACTGTCAGCACCTACGACTTTCCAGTCTTCATCAGGTATGAATAGTTCACGTAATTCTTTACCCCAGGGTGCATTAACACCTGGAAGATTTACAATTACTTCATGACGACAACGAAATGTTTGAGTACCAATAGTCCACATGTTACCATGAATACGACCATCTTTAAGCACCTCTAACCATCCTTTGATTACAGAACTACGGTTACGTAGAGTGTAATATTCGCTGATCATTTTACCGATATCACCAAGTTTTGCTAGAGATGTATCAGTAATCTTAGGTCCTACGGTTACCCATTCACGACCTACTTTCTTACGATTGTATTCGTCAGGTTTCCATCCAATAGTCAGTAACCAATCTTTAACAAGTTCCATAGAGCCAAGTGTTATTTGTTCTACTGTGTAACGTTGAAAGTATTCACCTGCAGCATGTACATGTGTATCAGTTACCTTAATTTCTTTACCATAAAAGTCTGATAGTAAACGAGCAGTAACAGAAGTGTACTCACCATTCTTTTTGAATTTAGGCAACTTCTTAATCTTATCAGTGTATACTTTATGTGTTCCCAACTTAGGATGTA